ACAGAGATCGAAAAGTTGAGGCGTGAAAACGAAGAGCTTAAAAAAGGTATTCCGACTGCAACAAAGACCGAACGCCCCAAACGCCCGAAAGAGGAAGACTTCGACACAGACGAAGAGTATGAAGCGGCCCAGGATAAATACGATGACGATATCATTGAGTATCGCTTATCAGACAGAGACACAAAGCGGCAAGCATCCACAGCGCAGGAAACAGCAGTCAAACAGATTCAGGATGGAGTAGACAGCCATTTTGAACGAGCTGAAAAGCTGATGGAAGTGAGCAACATCTCCGCAGAAAAATACGAGTCTGCAAACCTTACCGTTCGGAAAGCGATTGAAACACTCGCACCGGGTAAAGGTGATTATGTAACAGACTATTTGATTTCACAGCTTGGTGAAGGTTCCGAGAAGGTTTTTTATCATCTCGGAGTTAACAAGGCGGCCCTTTCTGAATTGACCGGGCTTCTGGCATCTGATCCAAGTGGAGTTAAGGCGGCGGTATTCTTAGGCAGAAAAGCAGAAAGCCTCGGAAACCCAACGCCCCGTAAATCAAAAGCGCCGGCACCAGCGCCGAGCATCTCAGGGAGCAACACCCCAAGCGGCGAAGCGAAGTTTAAAAAAGACTATGACGCCGCTATGAAGTCCGGGAACGTCCAGAAAGCAATGGACATCCGAACAGACGCAAGGCGGCAACACAAAATAAATACCAATAAATGGTAAAAAATAGAGGAAATGTATAATGGGTGATCTACAAACAGCAAAAACAGCGATAGCATATTTTGATAGCATTGTTGAAACATGGGAAGATCAGATGGACATGCTGCCCCTGACCGCATACACCGAGCCTGACGGCGGTAAAATGCAGACTTCTGGTGATAGTTATTGGGAGTCAGTTCAGCAGCACTCAAACATTGTAGAGGGCGAGGATATCTCCGGTAATACGCCTTCCGGTATCATTCAGGAATCCGTACAGGTTTCCTTGGGAACTCTCAAAAACGTATGGACAAAACAGCGTGCTCTGGATCTACGCGACACTCAGTTTTGGGTAAACAAAGGTGTTATTGACGCTAAAACACAGGCGCAGCGTCTTAACTCAGATATTGCCAACGCTGTTGCTATTCAGGGTTCTCTTTTTTATCGTTCAAACGTTACTTCCGCCTTCGATTTTATGAGTGAAGCACAGAGCCAGATGAATGAACGGCAGCTTATGGAATCCATGCGGTATTTCATGTTTCACGATAGAGCATCCGGTAAATTCGCCAAAGACCTTGCAGCACGTCAGACTGTACAGGGCCGCCCCGAAGAAGTATGGAAGACTGGACAGCTCGGGAAAAATATTAACGGGTTTGACCCCTATACTGGATCTTTCCTACCTTCCCTTGTTGGTGGTGCTGATCCTGGAACTGGTGTTGTCTCAGCAAATACCAGTTTTGCACCAGAAGGCGGAACCGTCAACGCTGTAACCAAGACCGTCACCAACATTGATTATCGTTATGCTACAATCCCCGTTGTTTCTGCAGGGTTTAACGTTGGCGATAAAGTGCATTTTGCTAATGGTGGGACAAAAATTGTGGCACTCGGAGTGGGGGACAAGACAGTAACAGGTCAGCCTATGGGCTTCACCATCCACGCTATCCCTGATGGTGCCTCGGTTATTATTTCACCAAAACCAATTGCCCTGGACGATGCAGCCCTAAGTGACCACGAAAAGAGCTATGCAAATGTGGATACGACCATAGACCTCAACGCCACGATGGTCCGACAAAACACCGATGCATCTGCCAAAACAAACCTGTTTTGGGACCGTGATGCGATCAAAGTAGTAGGTGGAACGATTCCGGTTGGAATGTTTCAGGATTTCAACTCCGCAAAAGTGCTTACCAAATCACTCTCTAACGGGTTGCCCCTGTATTGCTTATATGACGGTGACATTGCCGATCTGACTTTCCGGTACCGTATTGTTGCATGGACAGGCGTGACAGTTGTTCAGCCTCAAAACTGCGGCGTTGCAGTCGATTACGTTTAATTAATCTTGTGCCGGGGGCTTAACCGCTTCCGGCATTCAAAACTGACAAGGTAAACATGAAAAAATACATTGGTACAAAAATTATCAAAGCGCGGCCCATGACAGGTGATGAATATTTCAAAGACAAAGACTCTTCCGAACGACCCACCGGGCCGGGTTTTTTGGTAGGTTATCCTAATGCGGCCGGTGAGTTCAATGGAGAACTTGATGGTGGCTGTGACTACCTATCATGGTCTCCGGGGGATGTGTTTGATGCTTCATATAGAGATGTGTCCGGGATGCCTTTTGGACTTGCTATTGAGGCCGCTAAAAAAGGCCACAGTATTGCCCGGGCCGGGTGGAACGGAAAAGGAATGTTCGTGGTCCTTATGACAGCCCTATATCTCCCTCCGTACAAGACGGCAGACACAGCGAGAAAAGTAAACGACCGGACAGCCAAATGGATTGGCGAAGACACGCCACTCGATAGCCAGCCTTATTTCGCAATGTTCACGGCCACAAAGCAGTGGCAGCCTGGCTGGTTATGTTCACAGGCTGATATGCTGGCCGACGACTGGACAATTGTAGAATAATATTTTTAAAAGAGCCTCCTATTAATGCAATAGGAGGCATAGCAGGAGATTCAATGTCAATTATTCTATTTAAGAAAGAAGATGGCGAGTGGATAGAAGGACGTTTTGAGGTTCCGCAGATGCACCACCTCATGCAAAATGGATGGGTAACGAGCATGGAAGAACCCGTCATCGAAGAAGAGATCATTGAAGATGGTCCGGCTCCACTCCTTGAAGATTTGCCAAACGCAGAGATCAGAGAACTCGCCAGGGTAGCAGAGATCGAAAACTGGGACGATGCCCGAATTAAAACCCTTACCGCAAAACTGAGGGAGATGGATAATGGAACTTCTGAAATCTGATCTCATAAACAATGCCTTTTCAGAGCTTAGAATCAGCGGGTATACTGTTAATCCAAACCCCGCCGATAATAAGCTCGCATTGCGGAAGCTGGAAGCATTAGCGCATGAATACATATCCAGAAATATAGATGTGGGTTATTTCTTTGAGAACGATCCTGATACAAGCTCACCATCTGGAGTGCTTCCACAGTATGAAAACGCTTTTTCTATCTGTCTTGCTGAGAGGCTTATTACCGACTTTGGAAAGGGAATGTCCCCGGACCCGATCTTAATGAAATCATATTCAGCGGCAACATCCTTTTTAAGTTCAAGTACCGCACACATTAACCCGACAACGCCTTCTTCAAGGATGCCAATCGGAAGCGGAAATAGGCGAGTTCATCCTATTCATTATAATTACAACCGCCAGACCGAACTTGCACCGAACAGCGCCGAGACTATTGATATGTGGGTTGGTGATATCAATGATTACGAAGAAAATTATCAGGCAGTTTTAAAAGACGTTGATGATATAGAGTCATACACAATCGAGGCAGACAGCGGGCTCACTATCGTTTCAGACAGCCTTGACTCTCCTATTATTTATTATCGTATTAAGGCCATAGGAAGCGCGTCTGAGTCAAACCGTGCATACCAACGTGTGAAGATTGTCGCAACTACAAACACTGATAAAGTAATGACAAGATACATCAACTTTAATGTCCGGGAAGCTGACTAATGCCAGAGGTACAAATACCAATAATGAAGGGTGACAAGATCGGGGTTGAGACTGACTACCGTGATGCGTTGCCCGTTAATATGTACGCAGTCAAGCGTGATATTCTTGGCGCTCCGGGCTATATGATTATGTATCCGGGGTTGACGCAGATAGGGGCCGGGCATGGCATTGATAGAGGCGCTAACTATAACGAACGTTTTACAGATCAATATCGGGTTTCTGGTGACTCTTTGGTGTCGGTTAATTCCGGCGGTGTTGCGTCAGTACTTGGGAGCATCCCCGGAACGCGTCAGGCTGCGATGCCCTATTCGTTCAATACTCAAGCGGTAATTGCTAATGGAAATATGTTCTTATATAGCCCTGCAATCGGATTCAAGCAGGTAACAGACCCGGATCTTGGCGCACCTATTGATGGCGTATGGGTTGACGGTTATTACTTTCTTACAGACGGAGAGTATTTATATCATACAGATATCGCTGATGAATCAAGTATCGATCCTCTAAAGTTTGCAACCGCTGAGTTCATGCCTGACCCCTCTCTCGGCGTGGCCAAAACCCAGGACAATAAGGTCATGGTTTTTGGCCGCTATTCTCTTGAATACTTTGTCGATGCTGCAACTGAAAACTTTGCATTCCAGAGAGTAGAAACCAGAGCGCAGAAAATCGGAATTGTTGCAACCCATGCAAAAACAGAATCGAACGGAAATTATTATATCACAGGAGGCCGAAAAGATGAGGCTGTTGGCGTTCATATAATTGGAATTGGAAGTTCATCCAAAATATCCACAAGGGAAATCGACAAGGTTTTAGCAGCATACACCGAGCCACAGCTTTCGAATATGAGAATGGAAAGCCGAACTGAAAACGATGTTATGTTCATTTTGGTACATCTTCCTAATGAGACTCTTTGTTTTAATGCCAGTATAGCAGGGGCTTTTGGGAGAGAATCAGCATGGACTATATTAAAGACTGATGTACAGGGAAACAACCCATACAGGGCAATCAATGGCGTATTTGATGCTCGATCAGCACAATGGGTATACGGTGACAAGGTGAATGGCACAATCGGCAAATTAGACAACACGGTTGCCACTCATTACGATGCAATAGTTGAATGGCTGCTATACACGCCCTTTATCCGCTTCGAAAAGATGTCAGTTGATCAGTTAGAGCTTGAAACCATCCCGGGGCATACAGGTTCACCAGACGCAACAGTGGCAGTATCTGC